TGATGCTGTCGGGCTGTCCAAGCTCATAAACCACTCGGCACAACGCCAGCTCATCAGCGTCATTATCGCCATCATCAGGCGTGGTAGTATCTTCCATTCTAGTATGTCCTTGGCTGACATCTAATAGCTCCATATGTTAGGACGCGGCCCACCGGCAAACGTGTCCAGATGCAAAAACCTACCAGCGCCGGACTGCTTCACGCCGATGCCGGTGAAGCCGTGCTTGAATGCCAGCGCCATAATCCGATACGATTGCTGGCCGTCACACGCCACGTCAACCGCAACGCCTCTGGCGTGCGTTCCGGGGCGAGCCTTGCTAGCCTCAACCGGGTGCGTGGCATCACGATACCCTGACGTGATTGTCATGCCTTCGCCCAGCTCAGTGCGCAATGCCTGCAGCTTATCCATAAAGCTGGCATCCATTGCACACTTGCCGGTGTGACTACACTTGAGTTCAGCCTCACTAAAGTTAGGATACTTTGACCAATCCATTATACTCTGCCTCTTATAATTTCAATCGCCTTGCCAAAACTGTCTTCTTCGATATTACGGTTTTCAAAATATCTTTGCGTGAACCGCTTTGAATATTGTTGAACTTGTTCTGTTGCATAAAAAACAACCCGGCGGTCATTGATTGAACAACAAGCAAGCATATCATAATCGTCAACGGTTGGCAGTATCTTCTTGTTTGTGCCGGATGCCAGTTGAAACTGATAGCCATATGTGCTTTTGCTTTTCGGTTTTAGTGTGGCTGACTTGACTTGAACCCGAAGGAACTCACGTTCAGACCAACAAACCAAATCAACCTTATCTTGCGCCGCCAGCGATACGCGCCAGCCCATCTGCAACAACGATGCGGCGGTTATATATTCACCAATCAGACCAACGGTAGTTTCTGTTAGCATTTATTTCCTTAAAAAATAAGCGACAGTGCCAGCTATCCCGACCATTAGGAAGACCGCCATTGCACCTACGAACATTTCTAATATGAATTGCTTTTTGCGAGCGGCCTTCTTCTCAGCCTCACGTCTTTCGGTACGACACTTGGCTTGAAACGCTTGCCAGTCTGACCACAGTCTTGGCCTACCAATGTATATCATTATTTTCTTCAGTTCATACTCAGCTTCTTTAACTTGCTCCAATGCAAGAAATGCTTCTAAGTCTGAGCCGCCAACAGATGATTTGTTCTTGCCAGCTACCTTCTTTTCTAGCCCTTCTTTCGCACCAACAAACTTAGCAATAGCTCCGCCAGCCCTAGCCAAATCGCCAGAATTTTGCACCGCTTGCTTGATAACAGCAAATGCGGCATTGGCGGCGCTTAATTCTGCTAACATCAGTACACTTTCGTTTTACTAGGGTCTATTGCTTTCGGTAAGCAGTATGCTGTAACTCTATCGCGTGGGTCAACTAAATCCAAATGCTCGTAATTTCCGTGGGTTCTGGTGACTTGCTTTGCGAAATAATTACAATCATCAACAGAACGAAAGTGTAACAAATTCTTAGCAATTGATCTTCGGTCATCGCCTACTCCTTGATACATAACTAAAACAAATGCGACTACCCACTCAACCATCTGCATATGCCTCAACTAATTTCATCTAAACGAAAGCCGCACTAAGGCGGCCTCGCAACCCAAGGGCGAAACCAAGGGCGTGGTAAATCATTTCTTTTCCATCAAGCGATGAAGCAAGTCCTCTAATCTGCCGAACCTGTCTTCAATGCGTCCCATCATAGCCGCCATCTCATCCTTATGGATAAAGGTTTCTCTTGTGGAGTTGATGCGTTCCTCAAGGCGGTTGACACGATTGGTTAGCTGATTGATATACCAACCACCGCCAGCAATAAACGCGCCAATCAATATATCAAACAAGCTACTCATATCCATTGCTCAAGCCCTTATGCGAAAGGTGAATCACCTAGTACAGCTACATCCCAAGCGGCCTTTAAGCCAGCAATGTCAGTAGCGTTATCAATAGCAGACGCGGCAGGTGCATCACGCAACGCATCCTTTGCAGTAGCAATCGCAGATGTGTCTGAGCCAGCTTCGAGAGCCTTCATCAGTTCTACGTCCTTTGCTTCAAGCAATGGCTTACGCGCTTCACGAATCTTGTCACGGAAGATTTCCTTCGCCTTGGTCATGTCTTCGCTAATCACGTTGCCGGACAGTGTCCACGCTCCACGAAAATCTCTGTTTGCTGGAACGGTTGCAGTTGACGCATCAATCTGATTACCGTCCTTGTCCACGATGTAAGTTGTTACAGCCATTAGTATCTCCTATGCGGCTAGTTCATCAGATATACGCCACGCATTGCGCCACGTTCGTTGTTGCGGTAACTGCTCTTTCTTGCAGATTACCATCTTCGGGCGGTTGCCCTCATCCCAAGTCTGCCATACAGACTGTGGTACGTCCTTCATAATTAAATACTCAATAGCTTCTTCCTCTGTCATAGCTGGCATTGGCTCAGTCGTATGCAACAGGTAGCCGCGAGTATGCTTCTTGAAATCCGGTTGTGCTTCGTCTTTAGCAAGCTCATGATACACCCACACCGGAGGTAGGATGCCGCCTTGTAAAGCGCAAGCCATCCAGTTAGGGTCAGGTACAAGTATCTTGGCGCACTCATCAATGCTATCCTCATAGACCACACGATAGTCAGACTGCACACCGTCTAGGTTTTCTTTAGCCCAGCACAGTCGGTCAAACAGGTGAGTGCCTTTGAAGTCTGGTGTCTGCATTAGGCGAGTTCTCCGTGGTTAATTTTATGTACACGTTGCATATCTCTAGTAGACAGGTCACTTGCTAAAGCACAAACAACTTTACCGCTAGATGCCGCTTGAGCCTGTAAAGTTCCTATGCGACCGTGATTAGTGCTGTTGTTTTCATCAGCCGACATAGTTGATACATAATTATCTGCACTACTAAATGTGGTTGTGTAATTAACTTGGTAATTTCCAGTGCCATTGTCCGTAAGACTTGCAGAGTTGATGCTGTCTAGTATTGCGACAGTTCCAGTACCATTAAATATGCACCACATCTTCGCACTACCATTAACAACATAGTCCGTAGTCACCGAACCTGCGGTGCTGTGGGTCAGAGTATCTGCTATAATTGTTCCAGCCATTATGCTAAATCTCCGTGGATTGTACAGTTAACAATTTCTTGGTCACCTTTATAATTTGACCCAAGGTAAGCTGATGTAGGTGCGCCAGTCATCCCAAAAAGAGTTAGTTCTGAAGTTGTTTGTGTGCTTATAGAACAAAGACCGTGATAACTAGCAACAAATTTACTAGCGGTTGGGGCAGAATAGTCATCGTTTGACATATTGTTGGAAAAATTAACATCATAATTTCCGGCAGCATTGTCTACCAATCCGCTTACTGACAGTGAGTCACGAATTGCAATTGTGCCAGTGCCATTGAAGTTAACCCAAGCCTTCGCCAGCCCCTGTTGTAGTGACTGCGTAGCCGCACCGCCCTCGCTGGTTACAGTAATAGAGCCAGCAGAGGTCTTGCCTGTGAGATTGTCTACTAGGATGGTACTCATGCTAAGTCTCCGTGAACATTCAAGGTAAAGTATCCATCCTCACTACCAGCGTTCTGGTACTGACCAGCAGTCGTAAAAGACCCAGCCGCATAACCAGAAGACGCAGAAAAGCGAGAATACCGAGCGTCAGCTGAATTTCCTGTAAAGTGAACATTTGTAACAGAACTGTACTGTGTACTAGACATACTGTTGGTGAGCGAGGTAGAAAAAATCCCTGTACTTGTATCGCTAAAACTGCTCACGTTAAACGTGTCACCAGCAGTATTTGCGCCTAGAGCAGAGCCTCTCTGGTCAAAAACACCAAAAGCCTTTGCCGCACTCTGATTAGTCAGCGTGACTGCACCGCCAGTTGTATTCTGTATGGTATCTGCTTTTAATGTACTCATGCTATCACCAAGTTCCCGTTGACCGTCAACGTAACCCCTGTTGCAACGGTTAGGCTAAAGAAAGCCCCAGCGTTGTCGCCAGATGCGATGGTTGTGTTAGTGTCAAGCTGTTGCTCATGCACTCTGAATATGTCGCCCTTGCCGTTTGTCGTGTCGCCAGTCGCGCCATTCTCACCTTGAAAATAACCTGCACCACCAGCAGGGGCAGCCTCTAGGCTAATAGTTCCAGCACTATTGTCATAAGTCATCAGGTAGTTATCTTGCCCAGCACCTACAGTCTGGTCAGCATCAAATGTAAAATTGCCCAGCGCAACATTGCCAGTGCCATTAGGCGTAATGTTGATGTTACGATTGCTTGTAGACACAATACTATGCGTTACAACATCTAAATTGCCGCCAAGCTGTGGGGTGGTGTCGTCAACAACCTCACCACTTGCGCCTGCAATCGTTAGCGTTTCATTGCCGCCGTCATTATTTTCTGTCAGCGTAATGTTTGAGCCAGCTACTAGCTTACCGTTTAGATAACCGGGGGTGGTATCGTTAGACGATACGCCAGCAACGTCATTGCCATCGGATGCAACGGCAGTCCACGATGAACCGTTATAATACTTTAGCGTGTTGTCTGTTGTGTTAAAGAATAGATCGCCTTCATCGAGTGACGTAGTTGGATCAGTCGCGCCAATCCGATATCGCACCGCAAAGGTATTAACATCAGTAATGTTTGCGGCGGTGGTGTTTACGTTGGCTATATCAGTCGCAACCGTATTAACATTAGATACAGCGCCAGCCACAGTATTGACGTTGGCTATTGATCCGGCTGTAGTATTTACGTTGGCTATATCGGTTGCCACCGTGCCAATGTCGGTAGCGTCACCAGCTACAGCATTAATATTTGATGTGTTGCCAGCTACAGTAGTTACGTTGCCGGATATACCAGCAACCGTTGTTACGTTGGCTGAGATACCTGAAACAGTTGTGATAGCATTAGTTGCAACCGTGCCATCCTGTATATCAGCTAGTGTCGCAATATCAGTAGCGACATCAGCTATGGTAGTAATGTCGGTGCTATCAGGGCCAGCCTCTGGGTTGCCGGTTGTGCTATTGAATTGCAGATACTTACCAGCGCGAGCCGCCTTAGCAGGCAGCGTCATATCCAATGCGCCGCCATCATCAACATGCGCCGGGTCATAGACCGGGGCTTGCAGTGTGCGCTTTTGCTCTTCTGCAATTTGCTGGTCGAAGATAGTCAGGCCGTCTAGCTGTTCGTTTAAAGCTGAGGCGCGTAAATCACCAGCCGTCACAAAGTCGGTGGTGCGTTCAATATCCCTTGCGCCTACGATAATAATCGTATCATCTGCATCTGGTGTAGTAGGCACGTTTGTGCCAGTCACTATAGTAACAGACCCAGTGCCATTGGCGTTGACGGTGACAGTGTAATCAGTCGTCAGCGTCAGCTTAGTTGCGTTGAAGTATACTGCCAGATCGTTCTGATCCATAACCTCAAACGTGAAGCTGTACGGCCCTAGCCCGGCTGAACCTGTAAACACGACACGCCGCGTCACCGCATTAATATTGTAATCTGCCATAGTTACCTCTCTGCCTCGCAGTATAACCTATTTTTTACCTGCCATAAAGTCTTGCTTCATACATCTGTTTTTGCATCTTGAGGGCTATCCCCTCAAACTCAACTTCGCTTTTCCCTAACCCATACTCTGGCCCAACGCCTTCTAAGGTAAATACTTTTGACCCATCTGGCGCTGTTACCATCTTGCCAAACAGCCGCTCTCTAGCCGCCGCTCTATATTCAGACACCACAGAGTTAACAGCATCTTGCATTACCCCAATCTCTGCCGGATAGCCTAGCGCATCATATTCATTAGCAAGGTCTGTAACATCTTTGATTATCGCCTGACGCATATCAACGCCATCAATCAATATTTCTTTTGCGTATAACGCCTTATATCTTTCTTGCACTTCGCTAGGCATTTCCATCCCATTGATCTTAGAGCCGGGTATAGATATGCCGTGCCTTAATGCCGCCACAAGTTCCTTTGCTTCATCCGGCTTACCCTTTGTAATCCGCGTTGGTGACCAAACCAGATCAGGGTCTACGCCTATTGGGTCGCCCCATTCATCTAGCTTTGCATCAAGATCACGGCCAAAAATAGGCACTTTATTCGTCCACTGGTTATATGCTTCAAAGAAACCTTTGATGCCCGGCACGTTGCCTGCCCACGTTTCGTCAAACCATTCTGCTTGATCTTGCGTTAATTCTGTTGGCTCACTGCCGGGGTTCATCCACCGCTCAATGCGTCCAGCAAGTGAGCTGTTAGTTATGCCAAGGAATGGCGTACCAGCAATAAGAATATTACCCTGCTGTTTAAAGTATTCATTTACTACAGCGGTAAACCTTTCGCCGCCATCTGTCTGGCGCTGGTTTACAATACCCATCATGTCCCTAATAACCATCATTGGATGAACTGACGTTGTGTAGTCTGCCAGCCCAGCCATACCAGCGTCCATCATGCGTTGGGCAAAACCGTTTCTATCATCATAAGCCCCATAACGATAAGCCTGAGCCATACTGCCGCCCATAATAAATGGTAAACTTAGCGGCTCCATTCGTAATAAAGACACAAAAATCTTACCCTCAAACTGACCTTCGCCTATAGTAATAGCATCATCGCCTAGCACAGCCCTGACTATATTTAAATTGTCTTCTGTAAATTCATCAGCGTCAAAAACCAAAGCATGTTCTTGCCAGCCCAAGCTACGCAATGTGCGTTTTTCTTCGGTATCAGATGGCCCACGGCCAGTTACCCTGCCGTTCATACCTAAGTGATAACCTCCCAGCAACAATGTACCGCCATTAATAACTCTGGCTATAGCGATATCTTTGTTTCTCCCACCCTTCATATACTCTGTGTAAAAACGCGGTGATAAAAAATTAATCACTGGTATTCTTGCGCCAGCTTCAATGCCAATATTTGTAACAGTCTTAGTAAATAAAACTAATGGCTTTAACAGTGGTGTGCTAATGAGTTTATTGCCTTTATCCCACGCCATACCAACAACAGTAGATGTATCAATATCATCCTGTAGCGTGATCATCTTGCGGAATGATTGCATGTCAGCTTCGATGTCAGCCGGGCGCTCTACTAATAAATTAGCTATGCTATCTTGTGCTTCCTTCAAAGCCTCTTTGTGCGTTGCGCCTTCTAGGGTCTTCTCTTCATAAACCTTGTGCGCCGCCCGGTATGCTTGATAGTGTAGTTCCATACGTTGAGCGATGCCGCCTATAATCTCATCAACAAACCCCAAACCCTTCATAGCGGCATTCGGCATTATGCCAGCCGCATTTATAAGCATGCCAAACGCCGTACCTTCTAGGTTTCCAGTTCGATAAACCTCTTTACCAAATATCTTTAACGGCGTATCAGAAAAGTATTGTGCTGATAATGGCGATATTTCTGTTTCGCCTTTATATTGGGACTTACCATTTTTCAAGTAATACGTTCCAAGCCTAAACCCATCTAGCAAACCATTATAAATGCCACTAGCTCGCGCCGCTACATCTATAAACATTGCGCGTTCTTCATCAGGAACGCCGCCAAACATTTTCACAAGACGCTGTCTGATTGGTGAAACTATGCCAGCCGCCGTCACATTTGTTGGGATATCTTCAATAATCATCCCAGCACCAGCTATAGCATTGTAAAGGTGCGTGGCGTAGTCAGTTAAAAAATTGCCCTGTGCGTTATAAATTATACCATCCCAGCCCTTTCTAATTAGACCACGCTCAAGCATTTTGTTCCTAGCTGATCTTGCGCCCTTCTTCTTAGGATCAATAGCAACGTATCTCTCAGCCATTGCTTTTAGCTGATCATCACCGCCAAGACCATCGAGGATGTTTCTAACCTCTGTAACAGTTAAGCCGGTATCGCTTTCATATGTTGATTTAAATACATTCATTGATCTAGCAACATCACGCTTTGCGCCTTTTAATGTGCTGTAGATCATATCATGTTGCGCTATAGCCTCACGCAACTCTAACTTTCCAGCTTCATCTAGCTGGTTTGTTGCGGCCTTGGCCATTAGCTCATCTACACGCTTGGCGCTGATGTCATGCAGTATCTGCAACCCAGCTAAGTTCTCAGCCAGCTTGTGGTCGCCTACCTTGCTTTCCAGCGGAATGCCCTTAAACATTAGGTCTAAATGCTTTTTAGGAACACCAGCTAGCAATGCCCGGTCGTAAAAACTTTTAACAGTTCTTGATTTTAGGTTAGGGTCACTTTGAGCCGCGCTGGCTACTGTAGCTGCAAGCTGATCATTATCATAAAACTTGGTATTGAATTCACCAACTTCAACATTCTCACCCTTGCCTGATGGCGCGATACGCGGCCCCTCTAGCGCCGCTTCTCTTGCTGTCATCCTAGCCTCTAGTTCTTCTGGGCTAATTGGATCAGGGGCTGTCATAGTTGGCTCAGGTACGTCTGGTATTTCGTCTGGCGTAGTTGTTATAACATCTGGCTCAGGATCAAGGTATGGATCGCCAGCACCTAATGCTTTAGCTGGGTCTGGTGTTATCTCATCCACAGGCGTTTCGACAGGATCAGGCACTGGCGTGACTTTGTAGGTCGGCGCTTGTTTTGATCCAAACTTAGTTAATGGCGCTATCAGCTCTAGCCCTAGCTTTGTCGCCGTGCGGCTAGTAACAGATGCAGGCTGTACGCCATTAGCTAAACTAGGGTCAGCATCAACGGTCAGGTCTTGTGGTTGATCAACCGTTGTGGCTTGCATCTTAGTGATGTCAAGAGCGATATCTTTAGGTGGTCGTGCCATTAGTCATGCCTTTCTTGCGGCGATATAAAGCTACAAGGTCAGATACAAATTGTTTTCTATCTGCATCGCTCAACCGCTCTGCAAACATTTCATAATCTAAATCTTCGCCAGACCTATTCGGTGTTGGCACTCCCAGTGATGTCACTGACATCGATCCCTCGCTCATTGGCGACTCTTGCAAATTCTGTTTCATAATCTGTCGGTGCGCTCCTCTTTGAACCTACGCCAAATTTAGCATAAAGTTCCTTCTCTGGATACCAAATCAATGCTTGCAACGCGGCACGATCCAGCTCTATGCCTTGTTCCCTTAAAATATCTAAAGCCTCATCCACCGTTTCACGCATAAAGTTTCTTTGCGTACCACTGCCGGGCGCTTCTAGTACTTTTTTCTGCGCTTCAACAAAATTCTTAGATGCTTTGTTAAGCTCTGTTTTGTCTTTGTAACCGCTCTTAACGTAATCCTTATGCGCTCTTTGAGCAAGTTCTATTAACAAATCATCGTCAGCCAATACCTCATTATGTGAGTAACCATATAACTCCGCTATCTCAGGCGTTACCTCTGAACGTATACGATCTAACTGTTGACGCGCTGTTTTTTCAGATTGCTTGACAACAAGCGAGCCAGTATATCTGCCCCAGCTTCTCATAAACCATCTATCCATTGTCAATGGCTTGTAATTGCCGTTTAGGTTTTGGTAGAACCCACCGCCTATCTTAGGCCCAAAAATAACACTGGCCGGTAATGTGGTGTTTTTAGCTTCGCCACTAACTTTGAAGCCGTACTTCTTACCTATTTCATCAAGCTCTCTGACTGTAAACTCTTGTGAGATAAAATCAAAAAATTCAGTTTCGCCCATTTCATCGACCATATCATTATATAGCTTAAAGCCAAATTCCATAGCTGGTCGTTCCTTACCACCGCCAAACTCTAGTTTTTCTGGCATTCGCCCAGACGCTAAGAAATCATCGAATATCTGAAATGTTCTTTCGGCATTGTCTTGAACAGACGCGCCGTTGCTTGTTATTGCGGTAATAAATTTCAATGAAAGAGGCTTGTTTGGGTCTTGCATAACGTCTGGATAAACACGCTCTGCAATCTTCATTGCATTGTCTACCTTAGTTCTATACCAGTCACCGGCGTTGCCAGCTTTACGCATAGCGTGAAGCGTTTCTGCCGCCATCAACTTGGCTATTCTGGTTTTGTTTGCTGGGGTTGCGACAGCCGTTGCGCCAGACTTTTGTGTTCTTGCGTCTATTTCATTAGCCACATCAAAGATAGTTCGCTTACCAGCTTCTGGTGGCGCTATCTCTTCACCTTCATAAAGCTGGGGTATAATTGATCCCGACTTCTCTTCTGGCGTTAATTGAACCGCCTCTGGGTTAACATCTAACGGCTGTGGATCATCTGCTTTTCCTACTAGCTTCTGCACCCCAACAATAGCCTGATCCACAGCGGCAGGCACATCAACACCAGCATTTAACTGCACTGCCGTGCCATCTTCCCTAGCTAACATGCGACCTTCTGCGCCATCTATAAAATCCCTAACGCCGGGCATAACAGTTTCTTCTATGCCAGCCTTTAGCCCCTTGCCAACTGTTTCAGCACCTTTTACAAACCCAGCGCCTGTCAAGCCGCCAATAGCACTAGCAATGCCTATACGCGCCGCCTTTTCTTCTGGCACAATCTCAGCGCCTGCCTCTTCTTCTATCCCAATAATTCTTTCTTCTGTTATGCCAGACCTAACCATCTCACCTATGCCAGCCGCTATTGCTGGTCTAGCCGCCACAGCAGTTGTAGCATTTTTAGCTAACTGCCTGATCTGATACTTTATGCCTTGTTTAGTGGCTGTCTGGCCGCCCATCTGCAAAATCTTAGAGCCGCCAAGAGTGACCGCCGCCGCCCAATTAGATGGATCAGCGACTAGCCCTTTGAACATTCTGCTAAAGCCACCCTCAGCCTCAACCCCTAATCTGTCATATTGATCCATAACATACAGAAAAGCCTGCGCCTTATTTGCGTCACCTTGGCCAATAAGAGCCGCCGCTTGCTTTAACGTACCACCGGGAGATGGCTGACCCCCTGACAACTGTATGCCTATAGGGCCAGCAAAGTTAAAGGTAAACTCACCCATTACATCAATGCCGTATTGAACGGCATCAGCATCAGAACCTTCATAGGCCTTGCCCTCAAATAATTGGTACACATCGCGTGATGCCGCCGCCATCTTTGGGTCGTTCTTTAGCATTGCCACTGTAATTGGCGGCGTATACATACCTTCAACTTCAGCCTTTTTATACATGCGATCCTGTAGCTGAACATCTGTCATGCCAGCGGTTTCCTGTGCCACATCTTCGTAGCCCGGCACAGTAACTTGTGGCGGCGCATCAATAGCGTAGGGTTTGCTAAGGTCACGCTTAGGCAATGATACATCTGCCATATGCAGACTATCCATTGCCATATTCATCATTTCTTCAAACTCATCCATCAGTCTATCTCATATAGTTCTTTTTTAAATTCATTGATTGAACCCAAAACTCTTTGGATGCGAGCAAGTTCAGACTTACTAACGCCTGAGTTTTCCAAAGCTACTACAATATCGTTATAGTTTGTGTCCTGAGTAAAGATAATGTTTGTGTTAGCAATTGTACCGTTTTGCCCATAACTCTTATTCAAGTTGTCAACAAATTGATCAATTTGTTTTCTGTAGGGGCTGTTAAGAACCTCTGGTATCATTTCATTTATAGCGTCAAGTCTAGTTGGAGGCTCACCCATAGCGCCACTTGCTTCCCAATCTGCTATTAGCTTTATATGTTTCTCGCCCAATTGATCGTTTAATTTAAAATAAGCCGCCGCTTGTGCATCTGTAATCTGAGTATTAGGCACAATCCTCGCCATATTCTTAATGGCCTTGTCAACCTTTGCCTCAGCTCTGCGCGTTTCTTCATTAACAGTCGTCATCATCGGTATAGCATATTGAACTTCAATACCAAGCTCATTAGCCCTGTCTAGCAATTGCTCATGATTAACAATCACGCCTTTGAATATTTCTTGTTTAAGAGTAAACTCATTTACATAATTTCTAGGCGGCTGTGCCGTATAATTCTTTCTGCGGTTCTCCATTAATGTGTTGTACTGCGATGAGCCATAAAGTATGCCAGCCTCACCATCAGAAACGCTGTAAATTCTATTTAGCTGTACAAATATTTCTGTTTCTTCTGGCGATCCGGGCTTTGCTGTCATTAGTGAGCTAGAAAGTTCAGCGGCCTCAGACAAGAATAATTGTTTATTTTCTTCTTTAGCCGCGTCCATTTGATCTCTTTGATTTTTTAATTCTGTTCTTATTGAATTAATAATCTCAAGTTGTTCTATTTCGCTAAAGCTATCGAACAGTGATTGCTTGCTACCAAATTGTCTTTGCCGCAATACCAGCGCTCTTTCAGCTTCTGACTTACCAGAAAACTCTATGCCGTGTGCAACCAGCACATCTTTTCTTGCTTTAAGGCTTGCCTGATCAACACTCTTTATTGCGCTTTTTATATATGCTTCATCATTTGTCCTGATAGCCGTGCTGTAAAGACTGCGAGTTAAAACCTCAGCGGCAGTGTCGGCATCAGTGTAAACCTTGCCTTCTACCTCTATAGTATCCCCGGCAGACATGCTATAAATTTGTCTGAATAAGGAATCTGCTTCTGCTATGCTCTTATCAGAACTAGCAATCTTTATGGCCTGCACTTTGTCTAGGTGCGTTTTCAAAGCTGTTTTATAAGTAGCTGATGCCACCGTATTGATTGTAGCCGCATAGGTTTGCGCTTCTTCTACATCTAGCTGGGCAATCAATCCGGCATGACCATCAATCACACCCATTATGCCTGCCTCTATCTCAGCTATATCGTAATCGCCACCGCCTTCAATAACAGCGTTATATTCAGCTAACTGCGCTCTAGCCGCACCTTCTAAATCTACTCTAAGCTGACTAGCTATAGCCGCTTTCGATGCTTTGCCAAATACTGTGCCGGGGTCTTCTACAATGTCGTCTAGGCTCAACTCACCGCGCAATGCCATATTTATTTGCTCAGGCGTTAGCGCATTTTTATAGCCATACTGCAAGCCTTCTTGCTCTGCTTGAGCTGTTGCTTTCTCAAATGCGAACTCAGACACCTTGTCTAAGGCGTTGCTGATAGTGTCGTATACCTGAGCCTGCGCTCTGCCTGTCTGCACAAAATCGACAGATGGCATACTTGATATACGCGCCCCTAATGGTCTGTAACGTGGTAACTCTGCCATTATCCTAGTCCTGCCGCTTTATATAATCTTGGGTCAACTTGCCCAGCGCCATACCCCATAGCTGGCTCAAGTGGCGCACCACCAATCAACCCAAACTGGTAAGCTGTTGTAGCGCCCTTGGCTATACCGCCGATCAGGCCAGCCCTCATAACGCCTCTAGCCTGTTGCATATATTGCTGTGCCTGCATCTCACCGCCGCGCTCTGCAATAACTTGATTATCCATAATAGTGTATGTCTCTTGCGCTCCACGACTTAATGCGTATTGGGCTAAGGCTCTCGCGCTACCGCTGTTGGGGTCAATGCCACCAGCACCAGCCCTTGCATTAATAGCCGCCTGTGTTTGCAGTATGTTGTCTAATATAGACAGCCCCTGCTGTTTATACTTTAAACTTTCAGTCTTAGCCTGCAACCGCGCCATAGTCGCTTGCGCCGCAAGCCCTCTGGCTTGCGAGCGAGCGGCCTGCATCTGCGACATTGCACTGGCCGCTGAGGCAACCATCCCGATGCCTTGTGCCGCTGACGCGCTGGCCGCCGCTGAACCTACTGCCGCTATTACTGGTGCCATTTTACTGTCCTATGCTAACTTTAAAATCTATACCCAACAAAGTCATCTTGAGCGGTACTGTTTGACCAATCGTGATCTGGCCGTCATAAGTATAACCCAGAATACCGTGTAATGTCTTTATTCCTGTAAACTCATCAACATCATCGTCCAACACATCATCGCCGAAGCGCCGGAAGGGTACTTCCTTGCCATTGATTGTCAGCGCCTGCGTTTCAAATAATTCTGCGTTGACCTCGAATATCCGCTTCTTAAAGCCCTTCAGAGAGCCGCTGGGGAGCTTTGGCTCTACTGGCAGTGTCTTTACTTCCGGCGTGAAGTTGAGGCCGACCTGATGGCTCGCAGTCGCCGCCGTAGCAAACGTGACCGTGAACGGCGAAGCAGGCACAGTCTGATCCGGCTCAACAATTCCATCGCGGATGATCTTAACTGTTTCAGCTTCGAGGTGATCCATAGTAGTAGACGATGCCGCCCCACCGGTCTTGGCGCAATCGAGTAAGACTGTACTATCAAATAGCTCCACATAATAAACCGTTCCACCGTTGACCGTGCGCTTGACCACCACATAGATATCATCGACATCAACCCCGACATTTAAAAACTCTCCATCGGTTGTCCATTCACTAGGCGCAATCACGTTCTGTGATCTTAGTACTGTATAACACGCTATCGACCCATCGTCACCATTGACTACCAGCAACCGGTCGCCCTCATCAGTCCCAGTCGATTTACGCACCGCCATCTCTTCTGGTGTCTTCAACAGATGAGATGATAGCAGTGATATCTTGGCTGACGTGTATGCATTCTGCGTGTCGGTAAATAAGAACTCTTGTAATGCCTTGCCCTGACGCTGAACAAAAATAGTTGCGCCATCAATGTTTTGCAGTCTGATGCCGGGCTTAGTGCCAAAGCCGGTCTGTTGTTTCACGATAAGATTGCTGGGCGTGATAGGGTCGTCTAACGATTGCGGCACATAGAACTCACCGCCGGTTGTAAAAACTTGCAAGTGACGGCCTGAGAAAATATCAACAATCGCATTAAACGTGCCGGTGTCTAGCGTGGCTTCTACCGCCGCATCGTCTAACGCCTCACCCGGATCAAAGTTAAAAAAGTCCGACACCCTCGAACCAAATATCGTTGATGGTCGGCTGTTAGTGCCGCCAAGAAATAGCCTGCCTTCGTGAAATGTAACTGAACGCGGATAGCCTCGACTGGCTGACCAGACATCCTCATAGCCCTCTTCTAACTCCCAGTCACTATCATCTATATTGCCGGTGTCAAAAAGCGGCACTTCAGCAAAACATTCTAGCTTTGCATCGCTGACCCTTCTAATAATACGCAGTCGGCCAAATGGTGTCACGTTTATGTATTGACCAGCGTACCCATTGGCGACAGCGCCGGTTGTAAATATGAGGGCGTCAGAGCCGCTATGCTTTGCTGTAACAGTTATGTTTCCAGATGTGCCGCTAGGCTCTAAGTGGTCATGCGGAACGCCTGTATTAAAAGCATTGCCTGCTGTTACAGATAACGTATAGGCATACTTAGGCACATATGTAAACGATAGTGTGCTAGCCGTCCAATCGCTATCAGTTGCGCCGCGCACAATCTTTAACGGCGCTAAGTCTTCATGCACAACAATAACGGTATCCGCTGACTGCACCCAGTTCATCTCTGGGATGATGGCGCTGGTAACAGCCGCCACGGTGAGATAGTCATTGCCTGATCCATTGATGTCGGTAATCAACGCGCCGTTTTTAAAGATATACATTTTGCCCGGAGTAAACACCAACATATAGCTGTCAGACACACTGAACTCAAATGACACCATCCGCACAGCCGTACCAGCGCCACTGTCTAACGCGGCTATAAACTTAGTACCGTCACGCCGTTTAGCACCGCCCTGCGGCTGGATGCTGACATTGCGAGCTGTCGTCAACCCAGACCCATACTGACCTATGTCAGTCCGGGCGCGTAGCTTTGGGTCAAGCTCGCCAGATGTGAAGTCGTTTTGTATCTGGATGATCCGGCTCATGTTAGAACCTTATATCTGAAATCGGAAATTCCTGTATGCTCTTGGCTGGCTGGTCAATGCCGTCAATGTTAATTGCAACGCGAACCAAGCCGCCACGCATATTATCAGATGGTGAACCATATGCTTTGCCGTGATAGTAGTCAGCCTTGGTAAGCTGGTCAGTAATCGGTTCGGCAAACTCAGCGGCCAGTGCTGTCTTCAACAGGCGCACAAAGTATGGTGGAAAGTCGGCAGGCTCTGGCCGATACTGGTAATCAACATAAACCGTTTCCAGATTAGTGTATAAGCCGCCTGCATAAATCTCATATTCGCGCACTGGGCGCTCCGCTACAGCGCTGGTCGGGAATACCGCCTTGGGTAGTCCTAACCTGTCGCCGGGTAGCTGGTATTTATATTTCCATTCATTGATTGGTGTATCGAGCAATTGCGCTAGCTGTACTTTCTTTAGTGTCCAGCTATATGGGTACTGCATCAGCAAGGTGTCACGCACATCGTCATAAAGCCGATCTGCAACCTGTGCCTCGTCTGTGCCGTCAGAAAATGATGATAGTGGAGAAGCGCCAAGCATAATTAGCGCATCGGAGCAGATTGATAGTTTAGTGTCGCCAGAGGCCATATTCTACTCCTATAGATAGGTGGGGCGACCTAAGCCGCCCCAACCAAATTAGTCGGTGTCAGTCATTGCAACGGCAGTGCCGTCAGTCACATCGACAACGCCTGATGCGTTTGATGCGACCATAACGATTGACATAGTAGGTGTTGCACTGTCGTGAACGAAGATCACATCACCAACTGCCAGAGTGTCTGACAAGTCGTTGAAATAACCGGCTGTGTTCACAGTCGCAATAGCATCTGCACTTGTGTAAGTGTACATGCTCGGTGCGTTACCTCTTTTAGAAGCGCCAATCACGCCCCAACCTGTAGATGAAAAAGCCATTATATAATCCTTTCCTACTCGGTTGCGCTGATCTTGACGATGCCTTCGTCATCAATGGCCACTGCACCGGCAGAGAACATTGAAGAAACTAGGAAGGATGTCTTCTCAGGAACATAGTTAATTTCAGAACGCTGGTTCATGCCAATGCCCATACCAATAGCATCACGATGGAATGCGAAGCTAGTGCGTGTGGACGGTAATGGCAAGCCACCTTCGTCACGATCACCAAGTGTGATGAACTTGAAACCAAGGAAGGTATCAATATCACCTTGAACCAGTGCTTTCACGCTGGCGAAGTCAGAGCTAGTCAGCTCAGTTTCGTCTAGCAGTGATGACAGGCCATTGGCGTGGATGATCATGCAACGGCCTTCGGAAGGTACGTTGTTTGCATCCATTGCTTTTTTAGCCGCCAGCAACTTGGCGAGGTTCATGTTTGTGCCAGTGCCACCAATGTCTGTGCCGACAGTTGATGGGGCTGATGCGGCGTTCAGCGCGTCAATGACTAGCTGATCCATCCGGCGGCCGATAGCCGCGCCAACCACTTGAACAAGCTCACGGCGCTCGTCAAAGTTGACCTTCTGCTGGTTAAAGATATCTGAATATTCAGCGGCAATGAAATCTGACATTGTAGCTGAAACCTGTGAATAGGTAACATTCAGAGGGGTTACGTCTGACTGTGGTACGCGCACAGTCGCAGTGCCTTTCCCGATCTTCGGGAACTTCACTTGATTACCTTCGACATTTGTTCTTTCGCGAGTTACGCCAGCAAGAGCGCGAGCGCTCTGATATGCCTGCTTCACCTCGGCATCGAACATTTGAACGAAAGCGTTTGAAATGCCTACTGCCATTTCTATCTCCTTCGGATAAAGTTAAATACATAAGTCGTTACAGGTATCCAGAGGCTGGGCTGTCACTTGGGCATAAACGCTACGCCCCCAAACGTGGGCGACAGATCGAAGAACGATTGCCTGTCAAGTAGAAATAATAATGGAAAAACTGGGGCGTGTAAACACCCCAGTTAATTTACATAGCTTGGTAGTCCTGAGTGCCATACATTTTCTCAAACATCTTCTCTACCTTAGCCCGGTAGGTCGGATCATTTAGATACTCAGGCTTGGCCACCATTGCGGTTAGCTCTTCCTTCGATGGCGCACCTTCCGGCTGGCCAACCTCAATAGGAATAGAGCGATCACCATAATAGCTTCTAATCTTTTGCAAAGCTCGGATGCCCTGAGCTGTGCCACCCATAATCTTGAACTCTTCAAAGTCGTCATTGCCCCATACGCCTTTGCGTACCAAGGACTGACCCCATTCGCTCATAGACTTGATGACAGCGTCAGCATTGTTGCCCAGCTTCTTATATTCTTCTTGATAAGAAACCTCAGCCTGTTGCGCTTCATTGCCAGCCATATCAACAAATTTACTGGCCAGCTCTTCAAACGCCGCTTGACTAACGCCATTCTGCTTCGCCCAATCCTTGTAGGTATTGAACAGCTCATCGTCTTCGGGGATGTTCGCCTCTTTAAAGGCACTAACATCATATTCTTCCGGCGCTTTGTGTTTACCTTGCGAGAATTTCTTCTGTAGCTCATTATAGCTTTTCACAAGGTTTTCTAAATCCGGCCCTTCGTCTTCATTCCAGAATTTTTCTGGATACCAGTCTGGCCGTTCAAACTCGGTTTCTTCACCCTCGGCCGCAACTGTTGTGCTTTCTAGTGTCGGCTCTGTATCGGGTTTAATGTGTGAGATACCTGCATCTGCTTGCTGGTTGTCTTTGCTGTCTTCGCTTTCGATTTCAGCAGAGGCCATCAAGCCTTCGGGTTCATCATTCATAGGTGTCTAGCCCTCTTCATTCTGCGTTCGATTTCTCGAACTATGCTGTTTTGACCTTCTCTAGCGTAACCGTGTGAGGCTTCTTCACCGGGATACCAAGTCGGTTGCTCAATCGTTTGCGACCTGAGATGCTGTAGCAACTCTTGCCCATCGTCAGACCCAAACACGCGCAGATACAGACGATCAACATCATCTTGCATATCCACAACGTCCTTCCGCAACTCAGGCTCAACTGTCCTAAGCGCGTCCCAACCTTCTTCAATCATTTAGATAGCTCCCTCTGGCGGCAGGCCAGCACCCTCTGGCGGCATCTGCCCACCTTCTGCTGGCAACATGCCCTGCTGTTGTGCGGCGGCTTGTGCCATTTGTGCCGCCATATCTGCGGCCTGTTGCCGTTCTTGCGGTGATGTACGCAAGTCAGCCGGTATGCCCAACTTGTCAGCCACATAGTCTGGTATTGCAGTGGTGCGAACAGCGAGCTGGCCATCAGGGCCTAAGCTCGATGAGAGCTGAACCCACTGCATAATCTTCTCAATATCGCCAAGGTTCTGAGCCTGAGCAATCGGGCTGACCGGTGTCACCTTAACCTCAAGGCCATTCACCTTTAGCGGCATCTCAATCAATCCGCGCTCATCCATCACATATAGAATGCGTGAAATCAGCGGTATCATTGTTTCATTTATGAGGCGGCCAAACGCACTGCCTAGATTTGTGGACAG